CGCTCATGCTTCTGGGGTATATCTCAATTACCTCGCCATTGCCCCGCATGCCGGAAAGCCTAGTTTTGCTGTTGGTATCCATATTTTTCTCCCTTGGGCTCTCCCTTTCTCACCTGCTTACGTGGCCGTCCCTTTGAGTATCGGCGCAACGCCGCGCAGGTAATTGGTGCGTGTAGGAATCATTATCGTAGTCCTATTTTGGTCGGGGCACCCGGATTTGCACCAGGTACCTCCCGCTCCCAAGGCGGGCGCTCTACTGCTGAGCTATGCCCCGAATTTTGGAGCCGGGGGCGGGAGTTGAACCCGCTTTACTACATCTTTCTGGCCACGATCCGCCGCCCGATTGCTTGATGATCATGGATAATATCCGTCACCTCAATCCGCGTCGCGGCATCAAACGGGCCGACCTTGAATCTGTCGGCTCCGGGCACGAACCACCACCGGCCGCTGGGCAGCACGCGTTGCAAATGGCCAACGGGCCTATTGCCCAACTCGACGCTGTATAGTCCCTGCTTTTGCACAAATATTTTTATGTTCATGATTTCCCTCCTTTGATCAAAACACGAATGTTGCGTGGGTCGCTGAATACCCACGCCGGGCGACACGATTTACCAAACAGGCAGGTCGGGCATAGGGCGTGGTTCCCGTGGAATACCCAACACTGTTTGCGCGCGTAATGTTCAGCCTCCCCTTAACCATCGCGCCCGCCTGTGACGAGCTAGCTCCCTTTAATCCACGCGCCAGCGTCCCGGATAGCCGTCTCAATTGCTGGCCAAGGCCCCTCATAATCATCTGGATCACTAGTGCTGTTTTGATCGGCTACTTTTAATACCTGGTCTGTAGGTATTTTTGTTGAGTCGAAGACGATCCAGGAGAGCCCCTGCTCATCGGATATGCACGCATGATGCGCGGGCGCCCCCTCCAGGGCGTGGTGGGTATAATCGTGCCCGCTCATCTTAGCTATATCTACATAGGGCCATATGTTTTGGGCTATAAGTAATTCTTCCTTGGCCATGATTTCCCTCCTATTTTAGGTAGCCTCTATCTCTATGGGCTGCGGGATATCCTCACGAGATGCGTGCATCCACACAGTTGCCCTTGCGATGCCCGCGCCCGCTGGCCGATGGGCCAAATCCATACCTCGATGATTGATAATAATCTCTGCTCCACCTTTGCCGCCCAATATGCCGGCTGCATACTGGATCCGCACGCTTTTGAGTTGATACCCGGCGGCATTGCCTAGAGAGGCTTCTCTGGCGATGGCTGATTTGCCCGGACCCCGGTTGAGATCGCCCACCACCGCATCAGCTAATGATTCGCCTGTCAGTGAAATGCCAAAAGCGGCCCCCTGTCTGTGCATGCTCCAACTACGTATTTTCCCGGATTGCTTTTCCATGATTTCCTCCATTTATCTTATTTAATTAATCACTCCATTGCGCCCACTGAGGTGGGCGCTAGCAGGGATTAATCGTTTTTCTCCACCTGCCTCAAAGCCTTGCGCAAGATGTTCCCGGCGAAGCACAAGCCTTGCGTGCGGCCCTCTTCATAGCCCGCAGAGGCGCGATTCCCACACCGATGCAGCATTTCCGCATTGTGCCTTGCGCCCCGTTCCTCACTCTCAATCACCTCCAACACGTTTTCCAGTTGCTTGCTAGTCATGATATCCTCCTATTGAGATTGATTAATCATCATGATTAGATTATGGCACAGCCACAAAGGACTGTCAAGAAAAAAAATAAGCCTCAGCCATATATTTCTGTATCGCGGATTGAGGATTAATGGCTGGCTGATGGCGTGTTAATGGGTTAACGTGGTTAACACGATGTTAACACCAACTGAGTAAAAATTATGCACATGGCGCTAGTGTTAACCCTTAACACTTGACATCTGGTTAACACTTGGTTAACACTGGGGCATGGCTAGGATTAAAGGGAAATCCAGTGCCGAGCGGCCGCTGACTACCAAGCAACAGAAATTCGTGGATGCGTATTGCGGAAACGCCACTGATGCCGCACGCTTAGCCGGATACGCCGTACCACGCGACGCGGGAGCGGCAAACCTGAAAAATCCTGTAATCGCCCAGGCAATCAAAGCGCGCCAGGACGAAGAGGCCCGCCCGGTCATTGCAACTCGCCAGACGCGCCAAAAATTTTGGTCGGAAACGATGCAGAACAAGAAGATCGACTACAAGCATCGTCTCAAGGCCTCGGAACTGCTGGGCCGCAGCGAGGCCGATTTCACCGATAATCTCAAGCACGAGTTGCCTGCCGAGCTAGTCGTGCGCTGGGCTGATGCCCCGGAGGGTGGCGGCAATGGGCAGGACTGAGATAGTCCAAATTCCCTACCACCCCCGTGCGGCTCAATGGGAGTTGCACGCCGGCTGGGAGTCGCACCGGTTCAGCCTGAACGTCGCTCACCGCCGGATGGGAAAATCGGTGGCGGTGATCAACAAGATCATCAAGTCGGCCATCACCAACATCCGCCAGCGGCCCCGATATGCCTATATTGGCCCATTCCTGAAACAAACCAAGAAGATAGCCTGGGATTATCTGAAGCACTACGCGGCCCCGTTCCCGGGTGTGCGCAAAAACGAATCCGAACTGTGGGTGGAGTTGCCCAACGGGGCCCGGATAGAGCTCTACGGGGCCGACAACCCGGATGCAATCCGGGGCATCTACCTCGACGGCGCGGTACTAGACGAGGCGGCCCAGATCAAGCCCGAGCTCTGGGGCGAGGTCGTGCGGCCCATGCTTGCCGATCGCGACGGCTGGGCGGTGATGATCGGCACCCCCAAGGGACAACTTGGGCTGTTCTGGGATATGTATCAAAAGTCCTTGGCGTCCGATGAATGGTTTGTCAGCGAGCACCGAGCGGATCAAACGCATGTGATTGATCCATCTGAGCTTGAGCGCATTCAGTCCGATCTCACCGACTCCCAGTACAGGCAGGAATTCCTGTGCGACTGGACGGTCAGCAATGAGGACGTTTTGATCCCCTGGGATATCGTCTACCCGGCGGCCGGCCGCTACATCCCGCCGGATGCCTACTCCAGCGCTCCCCTGATTCTCTCCATCGATGTCGCCCGTTTTGGCGACGACTCGACGGTATTTTGTTGGCGTCGTGGCCTCGCGATGCTGAGCTATCAGCAGTTTCGCAAGCTCAGCACGATGCATACGGCCGACAGGGCCGCTTACGAGATTGGGCGCCGCGCCCCGGCGGTGACATTTGTGGACGTGGTGGGTGTCGGGGCGGGGGTGTACGACAGGCTGAAACAGCTCGGGTTCCAGGTCTTGCCCGTCAGTGCCGGCGACAAGGCCCGGCAATCGGCCAAGTACCAGAACAAGCGTGTCGAAATGTGGGACGGCATGAAACGCTGGCTCGAAGAGGGCGGGGCGATACCCGACGACCCGCTGCTGCGCAAAGAGCTAATGAGCCCAACGTATTCATTCGATTCCAACGGCCGCATGGTGTTGGAAAAAAAGGAAGATATGAAGAAACGCGGCCTCATGAGCCCCAACATAGCCGATGCCCTGGCGGGCTCTTTCGCGGCTCCTGTGCCGGTGCTGCAACCCGATTGGGCACTGGGCACCGGCCGGCAGGATGTTGGCGATGGCGTTGACTTCGATCCCCTGGACTGGAGGGCGGCCTGATGGGCGGCATTGTAGATGCGGTCAGTGATTTTATCATCCCGGCAGTTGGGGCAAGTATTGGATATATGGTAGGCGGCCCATGGGGCGCTGCGGTCGGCGCTGGGCTGGGCTTTGCGGTGAGTCCTCCGGGCGCGCCAGCCGAAACCGAGGCAACGACTGTTGATACACCCTCGTGGCAATCCTACATGCCCATGCCGGATATGGGGCCATCTGCTGAGGAACGCGCCTACTACCAGGCCCAAACGGCGGCGCTGGAACAACAGCAAGCGGATGCGGCCCAAGCCGAGGCCGAGGCAGAGGCGGCCGAGGCAGAAACCAAGGCGCGTGCCCAACGGCGTGCTTCGGCGGCCGCTAAGGGGCGACGTTCGTCTAATCCGACTGGCTCCCAGGGCCTATTAGGTGATGTCGCGGTTAAAAAAAAGGGATTATTGGGGAGTTAGGAAGAAATATCTATGGGCGGAATATTCGGAGGTGGCGAGGAGAAGAAGGCCAGCCCTACTCCGGGATACAAGCCGGGTGAGCAGGTCTGGTACGTCGATCCCGGCGGCCTAGCTACCGATCCACAGAGCATGGCCAACTGGTCGAAGACTCCGCGTGCTGGCTGGGTCGAGGCCACGCCCACCGGGCGATATTATGATTCTCAATATGATCCTAATAATCAGTATATTCCAGAATTCTCGTTGCCCGATGGCCGGACATTCAAAGGCCTGGACCGTGGCCCGGGCGATGGTTCGCGCACGAATTCCGGATCGTCTCGTAGCGTCGCGGCCGCCACAGGAACGGGAACGGAAAAGAAAAAGGAAAAAGAAAATAATACCTCTACTTCCAATGCGGCAGCCCAAAAGGCCAGCAATCAGGCACAGGGTCGCCGATCGGCCAGCACCACTGGGGCTCAGGGGCTACTCGGACAAGCGGCCGTACGTCGCAAAACGTTACTGGGGGCGTAGGATATGGGCGGTGTAAGCAAGTTGTTCGGTGGTGGAGGCCAAGGATCAGGCGGTAGGCAACAAGCCAGATTTTATTTCACTGATATTAATCGCCCATGGGAATTAATTCAGGAGAATGATACGGGTTCTGGAATGAGCGTTGCCAATGAAGCCGATACGAATGAATTAATTTACGACACACGGATGATTCGGCGACCCAAAGAGTCGGCGGGGGTCAGGGCCGCCGAATCGGCCGCAGCGACTCAAGGGGCCGGGATATCGGTCGCACAACCACAGACTGAGCTGATGGCAGGGCGCACCAGCACACCTACCCGAAAACGAGAAGAACAACGCAAATCTGGCTTGTTGGGCAATTCCGCCATGCGCAGCCTGTTGGGGATATAGATAGGATGTACGAGCAAAAAGCCATAGTGCGGAACACCGATAAGGAAATTCGGCGCATTGGCGATACTCCCCAGGACTATCTTAGGAAGTTGAAATTCCTGCAAGAAGAGCGGCAGGAATATGAGCAGGACTGGAAGGACATACGGGAAACCATCATGCCCCGCCGGGGCCGGTTCCTCGATCAGGGCGAGCAGTACAAGGATAGCTCGCGGCGTAACAGGGGACGACGCATCAACGGGTTCGCCACCCGGGCACTGAGGCTCACCGCTGGGGGAATATTCGCCTCTTCCACCTCTCCTGGCCGCAAGTGGCAAGCCATGGCTCTCGAGGATCCCAACGCGGACAAGCATAAGCCCTTCCGGGAATATCTGGATCGCGCCCAAGAGGGTCTGTTCCAGATGTACCGGGGCTCGAACTTCTATCAGGCTATTGGCCTGGCCATTCAAGATATCGTGACGTTTGGAACAACGGCTGTATTCGCCGATGAACATCCCAAAACGGCGGTGCACTACAACGTAAGTCCCATGGGGCAATACTATCTGGAAGCATCGGAGGGTGACGATCCCGACACAGTCGTGCAATTGTTCAGCATGCCGGCGACCTACATGCTGAAGAAGTTCGGTCCCAAGGCCATCTCGTCCGCAGTTGCGGAAAACCTCCGCGAATCGCCCTATCACCGCCACAAGGTCGTGCGGGTGGTGGAGCCGAATCCGGATCACCAAGAGGGCAACGGCCTACCGGGGCGAATGCCCTATCGCGTACGGTACTTCGAGCACGGCGAGGGCGGCCACGGCGGCAAGTTCCTGGATATAGGAGGGTACGAGGACAAGGCCTTCGCCGCCGCCCGGTGGGCGACCAACGGGGAATCGGTGTACGGCGAGGGTCCGTGCCACGACATCATCGATGATGTCCTGGAGGTGCAGGCCCTCGAGACCGACATCTTGCGGGCCAACAAGAAGACCATTGATCCGCCGTTGGTGGCGCCGCCCAACCTGCGGGTTAACCTGGTGCCCGGCGGGATCACGCGCTACGAGGGCACGGGCAAGATAGAATCAATTTACAACGTTCAATTCCCCGTGCAGCACGTACAGGCAAAAATCGAGGCCGTGATGAAGCAGGTCTCGGAAGCCCTGTACAACGATGTGTTCCTGCTGGCCCTGCTGGGAAATTCCAAGACCGCCTATGAGGTGTCGGTGCGCCAGCAGGAAAAGATGCTCCTCATGGGGCCGATCATCGACCGGGTGTTCTGTGAACTCCTGAACGCACTCAGCACCCGGTCGTACAACATCGGGGTCCGGACTGGCCGAATACCGCCACCCCCACCCGACCTGATTAATTCCGGACTGGCCTACCGGTGGGAGTACCTGTCGCCACTGGCCCAGGCCCAAAAGGCCCTGGACATCCAGGCCATAGACGAGGCCCTGGCGGTGCTTGCCCAGGCGACGCAATGGAATCCGGCGTACATGGACATTGTGAACGTCGAGCAGGCACTTGAGGATCGTCTGATGCTGCGCCACTTCCCGGCTCAGCATATCACCAGCCAGGCTCAGCGACGCCGCATCCGGGAGCAGCGCGCCCAGGATCAGCAGGCCATCGCGGCCCAACAGCAGGCCATGGGCGCCATAGAGGCGGCCAAGGAGGCCAGCCAGATCAATACTCAGCCCGGCAACGCCGTGGGCGACGCCGTGGCGGCATAGAGAGGGGAGATAATGAATCTCAACATAGACTTGGTTTGCGCCAAATGCGGTGAAAAGCTCATCTGTTATCCCGACTGTGATGGCAGCGGAAAAATCATGGTGAGCCCTTGCGGGAAATGCGATATGGGCAAAGCCGATAACCACGTCTCGGATGGCACCAATTTTATCAAGCGGTGGGATATTTGGGCCTATTCGTCCGGTGGTGATAAGCGAATATCCCTTGGTGGTGCCTGGGATGAACAGGAGGCTAAAGACATGATCAGACGTTGGGCCACGGAACCAACCGTCAAGGAGTGGCTATGTTCATGCATGGGGTTCTCTGAACCAATATCGTTGGATATTAATCTCCATCTTGTGGATATCCCGAAACACATAGCCCGAGAGGTCCTCAATGCGTCTTAGCTGCCCCATCATAGCCGGCGGGACAACGGCGGTTGGCCAGGGCATAGCCGAGCGGCTACTGCCCCGAGCCATTGAGTCCATCTGGCATGTGGTGGGCGAAATAGTGGTTGTCGATACCGGGCTGTCGATGAAATCCCGGAAGTTCCTGGACGATCTCCAGGCCCGGCCGGACGGCCCGGTGGTGCGGTTATTCGTGTTCGAGTGGTGCGATGATTTCAGTGCTGCGCGTAACTTCAGCCTAGACCTGTGCACCGGTGACTGGATTCTTATAGTTGACACCGATGAATGGCTGGTTATTGAGGATCAGGAGGCCTGGGAGGCCCTGACGGATCGTGCCGACCCACGGGTAGATCACTATCGCAACGAGGTGACGGTGGTGCGCCAATACCCGGATGGGGAGATCAGCAACCGCCTGAATGGCGTCAGGTTATTCCGTCGCGGCAACTTCAACTACCACCAGCCGGTCCACAATCAGCTTCAGCGCATCAAGGGCGGGGATTGGCTGGATGCCAAGGATGCGCCCTGCTTCAGGGTCGTTACCGATGGGTACGCCCTGAGTGAAGAGGAGCAGGCCGATAAGTGGGCTCGGCACTCCCGCATGGTCAAGGCCTGGCGGCGGCGCGAACCCCGTAACCACGCCCCCTATCACTATCTCGGCAAACAGTATCAGCGCCAAGGTCGGTTCCGGGCTTCGGCGCTCCTGCATGAGCGGGCAATCCTCTTGGCATACGAGGCCAAGGCGGCCGGCAACTGGAACGTGGGCAGCATTTTTGGTGCACTGGACAACTGGCTGAAGTACATCCGCACCACCTTCGGCCGCAACATCCGAGAAGTGGCTGAAAACCAAATGGATGCCATCCAGCCCTATTTGCGCCGCATGGGCAAAATCGTGGAACTCGGATGCCAGATTATTCCCGACAATCCCGATTTCAACCTCGCGGCCACGGACTATTGCATTTGGATCAACGAACCCCACTTGGCCGCCAATTTCGCCGTGGCCTACCTGGCCGGCTACCGGGCTCGGGTGGACAACCTGGCGGCCAGGGGCATAGAGGATAACATCAGCCTCCGGGAGGATGTGGCGGCAATCCAAATAGAGCGCCTGTTCGAGATTTATCTCAAGCAGGCCATGGGAGCCTGGCGGGAGCTTTTGGCCCTCCTGCCCCACCTCCACCCCGTACAGCGCGACCAGCTTTTCGGCGAGGCAGTGGAGCTATTGCGCCAGATTGGATGGAAGGATGAAGCGGAGAGAGCTCGCAAATTAGTGTTCCCCCTGATGACTCTCTCCCCCAGTCTGGACGCGAAGTCCATGGAGTTGAAGATCAATGTCAATTGAGCCAATAGATTCTCCGGACGTAATGCCGGAGGAGATGGAATATGGCTGGACGGCTGTGGATCGCCTTTCCCGGCTGGACGATGAGGAGGCCAGAGAACAAGACGAGGCATGGGAGTACTTCCAGCACGACTTAGAGCTAACCTTCAACACTCCGCATGGCCGCCGGGTGGCCTACTACCTACTGTCACGGCTGGGCTTGTTCCGAACCTCCATGACCGGAAACAGCCTGACGTTTTTCAACGAGGGCAAGCGCGACGCCGCGTTGCTGATCATGGACCTTATCGGTAACTGCTGCGAGGCTGGAAAGAAATTAATCTACAAAATCCTTTCCTTGGGAAACTGGGAACTCAACGCTAGTCCCAAGGATAAACGAACAATTCCACGATGATTGAAAGGAATGCGTGAATTATGAGTGAAGAGCAAGCCGCAGCGGCCGCCGCCGAGGACCAGAATAACACCGACTCCCCGGCTGGTGAGCAGAAAGCGGATACTCCAGCGGCCCCCCAGGACCTCAAGGACGTTTATCCCAAGAGCGATGAACTGTCGGGCGAGGACCCGGAAGGCCAACTGAAGGGCGAGGACCAGAAGGACGAAGAGCCGGAATCCAAGGAAGAACCCGGCGAGGACCAGAAGGACGAAGACGGCGACCAAGACAAAGGCCAGGTCCCGGACAGTCCCGAGGGCTACGAACTGCATCTACCGGAAAATTTCCAGGAAGTGCCGGAAATTTCCGACGCTGCCCGGAAGTTCGCTCATGAGCAGAATTTCACCCAGGAGCAGTTCGACGCCATGGTGGCCATGCACAGCGAGGCTCAGGGCAACGCGATCAAGCGCCTACAGGCCGATCAGCCGAAGCAGATTGAGGCCTGGAAGGCCGCCCAGGTCCAGGAAGTGTCGGAGGCCTGGGGCAAGGATTTCCAAACCAAGCTGGAGCACACTCACGCCGTGTACGAAAGACACGTCAGCCCTGAATTGCGCGCGAAGGCTGCCGACGCCGGCCTCGATAACTCAGCCTTGTTTACCCAGATATTCGCCGAATTGGCCAGCCACTTCAAAGAGGACACGACCCGCGTTTCCGGCAAGGGCGCCTCGCCCGATACAAGCCTCCGTCAGATTTACACCAAATCTGCGGAGCTGAACGACTAACAGAAAAGGAGCCTAGAAATGGGTGACTATTTGAACTTTATAGATTTCACCAAGCGGATGGACCCCGATGGCAGCATGGCCAAGGTTGCCGAGGTCCTGACTGCCAAAATTCCATTTTTGGAGGATATGCCGGTAAAGACCGGCAACCTCCCGACCGGCAACCAGATCACCATCCGGTCCGATCTCCCCGAGGGCACCTGGCGGACAGCCTACACTGGTGTCGATCGGGAAAAGTCCGAGGTGACCCAAGTCGTGGATACCGTGGGCGTGCTGAACAGCCTTTCCGAGGTTGACGCTCGCGTGCTCAAAACCAGCGGTAACAGTCTGGAAGCCCGCCTCCAGGAAGACAAGACCTTTATGAAGGGCTTGTCGAAGACCTTGGGCACTGCTGTCATATACGGCAATCAGAACCTCAATCCTCAGCAGCCCTTGGGATTAAGTCCCCGTTATCCCTACTCGGACAGCCCCAACGTGATCAACGCCGGGGGCTCGGGCGTGGACGTGCAGAGTATCTGGCTGGTTGTCTGGAACCCCGACAACGTTTACGGCTTCGTGGGCAAGGGCCAGAAGGCCGGATTCACCATGACCGATCACGGAAAGAATCTCGTCACGGATGCCAACGGTCGAAAGTTCGAGGCCTGGCAGACCTGGTTCGAATGGGAACTGGGAATCAGCGTGGCCGACTGGCGCCAAGTGGCCAGGTTGTGCAACGTCGAGGTTGACGGCACCACCAGCACCGGGCCTTCCGTCAAAAACTTGATCAAACTTGTACGACAGGTTGAGGATCGCAAGGATGGCCGGGCTGTCATTTACTGCTCCAAGGATGTTCTGACTCAGTACTACATCGCGGCCTATGATAAGACCAACGTTAATCTCCAGCTCAGAGAGAACATCTTTAACGGGGAATTAATTCCCTATGTTATGGGAGTTCCGATGAAAGAGGCAGACGTACTCGTTGCCGAGTCCGCCTTGACGGCTGATCCCGGTTAGCCGAGAGGTTGATCCGATTGGCATGCAGGCAATGAGCATATGCAAAAACAAACAGCAGAAAGGAGACTTCCATGCTGTTGTCTTATGAAGATAGTTTCACCGCTTCCGGGCCGGCGACCATGCAGCAAGACATCACCACTTCCGCCGCCCAAAGCCACGCCCGCTTGCCCCTGCCCGTTGGCGGGGCCAGCGATGGCAAGCCGGTGCAAATGGACGTCCGGGTAACCGAGGCATTCGCTGGCGAGACCACCACGACCCTCACCACCTCGCTGCGGGCCTACACGGGCCTAAGCGCGACCACCTACGTTACGCTGCTCTCCAGTGCGGCCCTGACCAAATCCACCCTGGTGGCCGGCTATCGGCTGCCCTTCACCGTGCTGCCGCCCGTACCGTACGGCTACACCCACATCGGTCTGTACTTCACCAAGTCCGGGGCGGTGTTCACCGGAGGTGGCATCACGGGCGGAATCGTGATGGACCGGGGCAGCGACGGTTACAGCGTGACCAAGGCCCTGGCTGCGGCTTAGCGTAAGCCCAAGCCAGGCATACGAAGGAATTGAAAACCTATTGATAGGTTAGATAGAGGGGGGCCGGGTCCCCGGTTCCCCTCTATCTAACTAGAACTTATAAAGGAGCACGATATGCCTAAGTGGATAGCCCAAAAGTCCCATGTTGATCAATTCCAGCGCTACTGGAAAAAGGGAGCCGAGTATGTCGGCGAGCGACCCCCGGGGACCACTTGCACCAAGACTGGTAAATTTTTGACCAACTTCAAGCCGGAAGGCGATATCGCGGTCAAAAAGCCCACGTTCCTGCCCGGAAATCCCCACGCGAAGGCGCGTGTTGACCTGGACGACATGACGGTTGCGGAACTGAACGAGATGTGCAGACGCTACAGCCTGCCATTTGAGCGCACGACCACCAAGCAGGACAAGATCGACATGATCCGGCACCACGAAACCATGCATCAGGCCAACCCGGCCCTGGCCGCCGCCCGCCGGGCCGCCCGCGTGGAAGATCTGGGCAATGACGACAATGACGGCAATGAGGTGTCGCTGAACACCAGTCCTCCGGAGGAACCGGTCACCGGAGAGGAGTAGGCCGCCATGTCGATGGATAGGTTGAAAATCTGCAACCGTGCCCTGGTGGTCCTTCAGGCCAACCCCATCGCCACAGTGGAGGATGAAGGGGTCGAGGCCGGACTGTGCAGTGATCACTGGGAAAATTGTCTGGATGCCGTAACGCAGATGCACACTTGGAGCTTTGCCCGAGCCCGGTTGGCAATGACCGCCGGACCCACGCCGGCCTTTGAATACTCCTATTCCTGGGTGTTGCCCGTTTTCCCCTATTGCCTCAAGCCCCTAACCATCAACGCCAACGAGAGCCGGCCAGACGGGGATGAATTTGTGGTGGAGGGCCGCTATTTGCTCACCAATGCCGCCTCGGCAAATCTCCGATATATCAGGAAACTTGAAGAGGAGGACCTGGTTCATGCCGGCGTGCTGTTCGGCGAAGTGGTGGCCATGTATTTGGCCTGGCTGATAGCCCCTAATCTCCAGGGCACCGATAGGCAACTAGACCGCATCGAGCGCAATTACGAGAAAGCCTACATCAGGGCCATTACCGCTGATGCACAAATGGATAACATCAACACCACGTTCCCGGCCACAGATGAATATCTGAATGCCCGCGGAGCTACCGCAGCCCCGCGTCTACCAATCAATCTCACGAACGGGAGCTAAGCGGCGGTCATGATACAGCCCCTCAAGGTCACATGGGTCAAGGGAGAAATCACACCTAAACTGCGTTCGAACATAACCCTCGAACAGCAGCACCGGGAGGGTTCCACCACCCTGGAAAACGCTCTGGTGGAACCGCACGGGCCGGCCACCAAGCGGGCCGGATTTCGCTACATTGCGGCCTGCAAGCACGCCGACAAGGACTCCCGGCTCCTGCGATTTGTCTTCAATGAGTTTCAGGCATATGTACTGGAGGTGGGTGACCAGTACATGCGATTTTTCACCCAACAGGGGCAGATCGAAACCACGCCAGGAAGCGGTGTCGCCTATGAGATCGCCACCCCATGGCTGGAAGACGATATCTGGGACATCCAGGCCTACGGAACCCAGTACAAGGACGTGCTGATTCTCCTGCACCCCGACTATGCCCCCAGGAAACTTACCCGGTTTGACCATAACTCCTGGGCTCTGGAGGAAATTGAGTTCATCGACGGGCCGTATCTGCCCAGGGAAGCAGCCCAGGTGTCCATCACCGGCACCTCCGGC